AGTTAAAATGTCAGCATCTACATCTAATGTGTTAGTATTATTACTTTCAACAATTCTAATAATACCAACCTTGTTCGGGTTTGTACTATCCTGATAATAAAGAATATCTGACGGAGCAGTAATTTGTGGTAGTAGATTAAGTACACCATTTACGTCACGATAGAAGGGACGATTAGACCAAAGCTCACCGTAGATAGGAATTATGTTTTCACCGATTGGGATAACGCCATCTGGAATTAATCTAAGTACAGGTGAGTCTGGATTACCAACATATGTGATACGATAGTAAGTTTCTGAAACGTTAGTGTAGAAGCCTTCTTCAAGCAAACCTTGATTGATGTTTGCTACCATTGTACCTGTACCAGCAATAAGAGTATATACTGGTCCGTCAATGTAATCACTAATAGTAAACTGAGTTGGACTTACAATATCACGAACATAATAAACTTGGCCGTCAGTTAATCCACCAATTGTAGGGGTATCAAATGTGATGCTCTGCCCAGCAGTGAAGGTAGATGTGTCACCGGTTGCGATAGTGAGAGTAGTTGTGTTGCAGCTAGTGATGGTAACAGTTAGCGGCGGGACATACTGATTATTATTGACATCAAAATTATCTTCACTATAATATTGTGAGACAAAACCTATTTCATTAGGGACACCAGTATTATAAAATGCTACACGTAATCCTTCTAATCCAGTAACACCGTCGATGTTGCCCAACTCACTGAGTTGTACACCGTTAACTTCGCTAAACGGTGTAGTAGAAATCAAGTCTACTGGGTTTCTACCAGGAAGAATATACTCATTCTGTGCATCTTTTTGCGGAACATTAAATGTTACGACACCTAAATTAGAACCGTTGTTTTCTACTCCATAAACGTCACGAACAGGAATGTTAGGGAAGTTTGCAGAAAACCCAGTAACGCCGGGCTCTGATTGAATCCAAAACTGAGTAGTTTGATCTACAAGAAATGTATATATGCCGCCGCGCAATAGAGTAAGAGTTGGATTAGCATTAGTACCCGATGCACCAAGCTCTACAATGCTGTACGAGTTAGGATTATCTGTTACTCTGTAATCGGCTCTGGAGTATATTAATGATTGCGCTACTGTTACTGCGGGAGGACCATATGGCAACCAGTAGTATTCGTTGAAGTTGATTAGCTTATCAAGTTCAGTAAATGAATCCCATGAATAAAACTCAGATTCAAACATTCTGCTGTTGTTATCAGTGAAGCCGCCCGATAGCTTTAGTGCATCAATGATGCCAGGATATGAAATGAAGTCTTTTGCAACTGGTTCATTAGTTTTCGTAAAGACAACACCTGGATCAAGTTGGTAATCTGTACGGACCTTCGTTGGTTCTAAAACATACCTATCTGTAGCGTTTATTCCATAACCAAACCTACTACCAACATATCCTTGGATACGAGTAGTATTCGGTGGATTGACGATTTGGTCAAGGGTAGCTGCTAAAAATTCAGCGTTGGTTGGTGTTTGAAATACTTCCGGAAGGAAATCTAATGTTCTTACTCTAGCCATGTATATACTTATCTTACCTGTAATTCAGCGGGTGTGAGGGCTGGTACTACCACTACATCATTTGCAGTTGCAGCATTTACGAAAATCTCATACGGCATACATTTTATCTCATATAAATCTCCGAAGCTCATAGTTGGGTCATTAGGAACAAGAACAGCAGAACTAATCAACTCTCCGCAAGTTGTGTGTAAAAATGCACTAAGTTCTGAGAAGTAGAATGTATCTCCAAAGTTCCAATTATTGATATTGAAGTAATTGTTCATTGCTGCAAGTACTGTGCTGCGAATTTCACTATCACTTGCATTTGTACTTGAACTCTTGATTACCTTAATTGTTGCTCGTAATGCAGGAACTGCTTTAGGTCCAAACAATGGTTTAAAGACTACACTATTCATGATTACTGCATCGCTCATCATCTTATAGTTATTTACACCACTGTATTCAGTGCTTAATTCAGTAATAGAAGGACGTACCGGTTCTGGAATAGTATTAGTTGTATCCACAATCCAATTGGTATACTCAGTATAATAAGCTTGTGTAACCAAATACAAATCAATAATATTAGTTGTTACTGGATCAATTCTAGTAGTGTTATTACTATTATGTCTATACTGATACGACAATCCTTGTCTACCTGTCTCAACTGAATATGAGTCTTGCTCTACTAACAAATAGAACGGGGTAATGATGGTTTGGTCTTGAACAGTTTTATAAAACTTGTTCTCACCATATGCATAGAATAATGTTCCTACTGGATAATCATATTTTACAACTTCAATCTGAGATGTTGTTGCATAAGCATAATTTACATCCGCACTAGGAATAATATACTGCCTAGATAGATTAATAGCATCTTGTATCGTTCTAAAAAATACATATTTTCCAATATTAGATGAGCCTGTGCTATAACCAGTAACCTCAGTAAAAAAGTCTGGATTTAAAATTAATTGGCGATTGTTAACATCAGTCGCAGCTACTTCAACTTGGAAATCGTTAATGTACCCGTCGCTCTCTACTGTCTGTCCTACAATATTTACCTGTAAGTCTTGACCTAAGGGAATATTTGTTCCGAACTGAGTATTTACAGAAAGTATATTGACAAAATCTTGAATGATTTTTCCACTAAAGGGGTCGTATACTAGTTCATCTTTAGCAAAAGTAAATCTAGTATCAGCGACACTTCCAAAGTAATATGTCAATGAACGGTAAGTAATGCTATATGTATTTGCGCCAGTGCTAGTGAACTTTACAAAATAATTCGGATCAGTAAAGCCGGAAATAGACCACCGATCTTGATTAATCATCAATGAATTATTAAACACTAATGTAAAGTCTTGTTGCAATTCCATTCTGAATAAACATTCTTGAATCAGCGTTGTCGGGAACGCATTGCCGAATACAGGAATTATCTCTGCAATCTGTATATCGGTGGGAACATACCCATTTAATTTAATAGGACCAACACCATTAGCAAAACTACCGTTGCCATTATTGCTACCGTCACCTGCAACATTAAGAATAGTTGACCAAATATAAGTTTGTTCGGGGCTAGGAGGAATACCCTGAACTAATCTGTTAGTAGCAAGATCGAAATAGAATCCAGTAGGTGCAATAAACTTACAGATAGCGCCGGTTGTTACATACTTCATGTTTTGGCTGTTGAAGATGCCAACACTTAGTGGTTGCTCTAAACTACCGGTAACTGTATAGAAGTATCCTGATTCAGTGCCGGTGTCTACTGTACTTGTTCTCCAATAAACAGTCCCGTCACCTGATGCTGCATTGACAGGATATCTTGTATAATTTTGAATATAATACTGGGTCGCTCTGTTCAATGACAATATATTTGACAGTGTATCAGTGAAGAAAGCAATAATGTCACTAGTATTATTAATAGTTAGATTCAAGAAGCCATCCGCGTTGTCTTGATATAGCGCGCCATCGCTACCAAAACTATTTGTGCTGGAATACTTACCAGTAGGGTCAAGTAAATCTAGATTCTTAGAAGTGCCTACGCTTGAACGATTGATTGCTTTACTCTTAACGATAGAGCTATATAAAGTGTATGGGAAGTTATTGTAGTCTTCGCCATTGACCATACGATTTTGTGTGTAGTAACGAGTAGGAGCACGTTGCTTGATATTAGCAAGAGTTTCACGAGCTTGGGCAGTGTTAACTGTTAATGGTAATTCAAGACCAAATGTAATTTGTTCTGCTCTACCTACGCGGCTGATATAAGTGAAGGTGACTGAGATGCCTTGCATCTCACTAGGGCTAATTGCATAAGTCAGCGCATTACCCGCTCTTACATATGCACGGAAATTGCCGACCGGAATCTGGCTGAACACTCCGTCACCAAATGTATAAGTTACTTGATCGTTGAAGCGAGAACCTACTGAGAAAATCTTTCTGTCTGAGAATTCAGTTTGCAAATATGCGTCTGCATATACATTTTCTACTTGCTTCCAAGGTGTTCTAGTACCATCTTCATTGAGTTGGAATAACCATGTATCACTATTATTCACCCCCTGAACGTCAACCGGAATATTCTGATTACTGATTTGCTGTTGTAAAGTGAAGTCGTAATTCTGAAGACTACCTTGCTTAAAGTAGAAGAAGAATCCAGTCTCAGCAGATCCAAAGCCCAATCTATCATTACGATATACCATGTTGAATCTACCGGACGGGGCAGGTGGAATTTCATATACACTGTTTGAATCTACCGTAGTAACACTGCATAATTCAAAATTCATAGTTTGACCGTCAATGGTACTGTTAAACGGAACAATAGGCAATGCATTAGGGGGAATCTGCATGGTGTATTCGCTAGTACTAACACCTGCTAACTCAGAAATATTAGCGGGGCGACCGATTCGTTGAGTATTAACTAGCGTAGCATTTACAATAGTATTGAATTGTTCCAGCCAGTTCGGATTAGCAGGGTCATTCCAAAGAATAGTTTGGTTGCTAAGATTTAATCCATTGATGTCCGTGATGTTCTGTGTAGTGCTGATGCTAGATATTTTTAGGTAGCCCTGTCCAGCAATGTTTCTTTTTGGAATATAGCTGACAAGATTGGCAAGCTTAATAACACTGTCTCTACGCTCAGCAGTATCAATAAAGTTCTCACGAGCATTCAAGTCGCCGCGGAATGCAAGACCCTGACCCATAAATGCAATAACATCAAGCAACGCAATGAATTCACTTGACTCAGTATAGTCATTGAAAGTTTCAGGATAATATACACGAAGGTAATCGATGAAACTCTTGCGTAGGGTTTCATAATCATAACTTCTAAAGTCGGCTTCACGGAACGTTTGGTATATAGTTTTCCAGTCGTTGAGGCCAAACAACGCAGATTGTCTTGAACTTGTTGCCATAGATTAATACTCTTTTCATGTATTTATCATTAGGAAAAGAGCAGGTTTTGTTAAATGAACGTAGCGGTAGTAGTTGCTCTGTTAAAGAATACACTAACAAGTTCTGCTTGATTGAACGGGTTAATTGCAAGCTCAACTTCTAATAAGATACCGTTTTCTTTAGGAAATGCTTTAACTGAATTAAGAATAATTCTGGGGTCTGTTGCTGCAACTCTAAAGATCTCATTTTCTAGTTGGAACTGCACATCTGCTGTGTTTGGTTCAAATATAAAGCTCCAAACTTTAGTTCCATATCCCGGTTGTCCTACTTTACTACCTAAAGGAATATTAAGGGCATTTAAGAAATCTTGCATCACTAATTGGGTATCAGTCAATCTATACTTCTTTCCCCAAATAATAGGTTGCCGAATGCCGCCTGCGCCATTGTCGATTCCGCCTACTGCATTAGTAGTTTTTGGCTTACAAGCGTCTTTGGTACTAAACCCTACATACTGTGCCATTAGTTATTCCTTATCCATTTCCTGAAGGGCCTATAATACCCGCAATTGTATTATTCAACTCTGCTTTACTTGTATTTATTTTTGTTTGTATACCTTCAATTGCAGTTGCACCAGAGCCAGTAACTGAAGATAACGCTGTTTTAGCAGTAGCCGTTATTTGTGTAGCACTAGAGGTCACTGTATTCACTGAATTAGTAACTGTCTTGATAGTTGAATTCACTGAGGAAACAGTAGATGATACAGATGTCGCTGCTTTAGTTAAGGAAGTCAGTGAACCACCGAGTGAAGACGCTCCTCTAGATATTCCTGATACTGCACCAGTCAATGAACCTGTTAACTCAGATAGGCCAGATGTTAGACTTGATGCTGCATTAGCGATTCCACTAGCAGTCTCTCCGGCACCGGCAAGAAGGTCACCGGCAACATTATTAATATTATCTAAATTAATGATGTCATCTAAAAGTTTAGCGTATTCA